AATCCCCGCTGATGCAATGCCCGCGATACCTCAGCACGTTGGATAGCTTCGCGCGCTGGTAGTAGCTGTGGGTAGATTGTCTGAATAGGCCGTAGTAGCTGTTGGCGGTCTCAAATAGGTCTGCGGCTAAAACCAAATAATTAAATGGATGAATTACTCAATGACGATTCTGCGGACGGCTCGCGCACGACAGGTGTAGTCCGTGAGGTTGCTGTGCTGGTGTCCGTTGCTGAAATACTGACTCCAGGCGAAGCGCGTATCTGAATACAGCTCACCAGACCAATACCAGCGTTCTTCGAACTCTTCCTTGAGGTTGGCGAACAATAAGGATTGCTCACGGCGGGTGGGGAGCTCTCCGCCTGCCTTGGCGGCGAATTCCTGTGCTTGCGGGAATGCCACATCGTTGGCCTGACCCGGTAGCAGGATGATGTGCTGGTCGGGATCTCCGTTCTTGCCAAGCAAGATGCCTGCGTAGGCTTCGCCCTTCTTGAGGAAGTTGGCCAAGAATTCCACCTTGGCGTTGGCTGTGCTGTTCTTCTTCATATCGATCTCCTAATGACTGAATTGATGAGTGACTAAATGGCTACTCTGCGGACGGCTCGCGCACGACAGGTGTTGAACGTGCTGCTGTAGCCCTGGAGACCGTAGCGGAAACCCTGACACCAGGCGAAGCGCTTTCCATCTGGTGTGTTGCTCCAATACCAATCCTCTTCGAAGCGGTCTTTCAGGTGCTTGAAGAGCAGGGCTTGCTCGATACGATCAGGCAGGTCTCCACCGATAGACTTGGCCCACTCCATCTGCGTCTTCCAGTCGGCATCGTCGTTGTCTCCATCAAGTAGGATGATGTGATGGCTGGTACCATATGGATTGATGATGGCTCCGGCGTAGATCTCGTTGTCTTTGAGTTCTGGTTGAGTGAAGCGGGTTGGTTCGGTTGCTGCGTTCATGGTGTTCTCCTTTAGTTGATTTTGTGTACCAGCACACCTGGGCGTGGATGGCTTATTCCAGCCTTATCGACGATGCCTTTTTCTTGCAAAGATTTAATCGCGCTTGGCCCATCCAGTCCGCGCGCTGGGGGGGCTTCTGTTGGGATGAACCCACTGGATAGTTGTAGCCCTGTCGCTTTCATAAAATCTACTTCCAGCTTGGCTGTATTAATGATGGCTTGCGATGTCTCGCAGATCGCTTTGGCGCGATCAATATCCATCGGGTTCTCTTTACAGCTCAGGCCGCGCAGGGTTGCGAACAGAGATTCGCGCACGGCATTGATGTCATTCTTCAGTTGTGGGTCGTTCATCTTTTAGTCTCCGATTGATCTTGCGTTTAACGGCGCCGCGTAGCTGGATAAGCTGAGCGACTTCCTTGGGGTAGTTGTTGTGGTAACTATTGCGACGACTGTTCTCGACCATGCTGATCATCTCTATCCTGCCCAGCGTGATCTCAGTCTCCACATTGGTACGCATGCCTTTTTTGAATGCGATGACATGCTTTGGCAGGATGGGGCCGTGGGCTGCTATCCATACCAAGCGATGCACACCAACCCATCTGCGTGTGGGTGGGTTGATAGTCATCGAAGTCTTGCGCTCAAGGTATCCGTCTTTACTGATGCGCAGTGCCCCGAGTGGCGCTTCTACATTCAGCTTATGGCCGCGCTTAAATCTAGTCTCAGCACTGCGTCCACCTGCGGTGAAGTGAGTTCCTTTGTTCCATGTCTGATGGCCTTGGGTGAAGCGCGTAGAGCCACCTTGACCATGGCCTAGACGGCCTGATTGCGGTGATGCATGGAATGTTTCCGATTTCTTTAAGCCCATCCGACCGGCCTGTGCGTATACCTGATTCATAGCCAGGCCTAACTCAGCAGCGATGACTTCAGTGCGCTCGTTTGGGTAACGTACACGCATCAAGGCGAGCATGTCATCAGTCCATACGGCACGTGGCTTTAAGATATTTCTGCTCTTGGTCATGCCTTCCTCCGCAAAACCTTGACCAACCTTGGGTGAGACCACATCGCGGCGATGATGCCGACTGGACCCCCATTGAGCGTGGCGAAGATCTCAGACCACGTCATGCTTGGCACTGCATGCCAGATGAACAGGTTCAACGCGCCGATCGCATAGCTGGTGATGATGGCAAGTACGTGGTGATTGCCTTGCACGTTGAGCTGCTGCAGGCCAAGTGCGAACACGACCATGGCGGATGATGTGAATAGGATGAGTTCAGTCATGCCGCTCTCCTTTCTTCCAGCCTCACTTCGCGCAGCTTCTGCATCGAGTTGTAGAGGTCGTTGACGTTGAGTAACTGCAAGACTTCCTCGGCTTTATGCGTGGCGGCGGTAACGGTCGCCAGCTCGGTGATGTTCAATGTCCATACGCCGGTGCGGTCACCGCGTGCAGAGCATTCGTTCATGGCGCGCATTGCACCTTCCAGCACTTTGATGACAGCGGGGTCTTTGCTTGGGTGGTGAAACAGAGCACCCCAGATCACATTGAAAGCCGCTGCGATACGGTCGAAGTTATCTGTGTTGAAGTGCCCAGCGCGCGCAGTCATCAGCGCGAAGTGCAGCTCCTGCCCAAAGCTATCGAGCAGGCCGCGTGTGATGGGTATCTTCACTTCGCGTGGGCGGTATTGTTTGTTGCGCTTCATTGCCACTTTGGTTTCCTTTTCACTTCCAGTTTTCCGCATGATCCAAGCTCTTTGATGTCCGTCTTGGTGCAGCGTCCAAATTCATAGGGTTGCCACCATTGCAGCTTCACTTCCAACGGTGTGACGGTGTTGGAGTAGAGCAGTGCAAGTAGGGTGGCGATGGTTCTCACAGCGTTCGCTCTACCTTGTCCCACGCTTCTGCATGGGTGTGGTTCATGCCTCGATAGATTCGGTAGAGCACCATCTGCCTGCGCTTCTTGCCGATCCATCTAGCGAGGCGGATGAGCCAATTCGGATTGCGTCGCTTAGCGATGCGTGGGATGTGCAGTTTCGAGCTCATGCGGCCTCCCGAATCACCTCGGTTAGCTTTTCAATTGCATCAGCGATTCTTCCCATCTGCACTGCGTGATACTCAATTGCGCCCATACTTGAAACTGCGTCACCATTCCCAATCCTATCGAGAGCTTTGGCAATGACTTTTGCAGCTTCGATGATTTCAGATTCATCACTCATTTTCTTGGGCTCCTATTTTCATTTCACCAAGTTTCGCCATTTCTTCTCCGGCCTCAAGCCTGACTTTTGCCACCTTTATTTCAGCGTATAAGCTCTCGTTTATCTGCCCAGCCATCTTGGTAATTCGACTTGCCTTGTCGATATTTAGGTCGCCGTTTTTTACCCCAATCATCATGTCTGCAAGGAAGTCTCTAAGCTGACCGGTTGTTTTGATTTTTGCCATTTCTTTATCTCCTTAAGTGTTTTATTAATCATGCGCTTATGTTGTTTAACATCCAGCTCTTTCAAATATAGTTGATGCAACTGCTTATCTTTTTTTATACAACTTGGGCAAAGCTCTCCTTTTCCATACGCCCATCTGATATATGTTTTGAACTCATACTCACTGTCCCAGATTCCACACACATAACAAAATCGACTATTACTTGTGTACCTTCTTAATTTACACCCCCACTTTTCTTCAAATAAAGAACGTATGTGCCGAAATACATTCCTAGTTATTGCTTGTGATTTCTGCAATCGATTAACAACCGCATAAAATCTTTCAGTATTTGAGTGTAAGTAATACTCGGGTATGGGCTCATAGCCGCCCCACATCGACGCCCTAAATACCCTATTAGATATGGAAGATCTCATGCGACCTCCATCGGTTTGCAGAAGATTCTCACTGGCTCTTTGGTGTCTGGCAGCATGCGGATGCCGATCAGCGTGGCTTGCATGGATGAGCGCGCGATGACGTTGCGAACTGTGCGTGTGTGGCCGTGGATGAGGGTGACGAGGTAGTGGTTCATGCTGTCACCATCCCGATCGCGGCGCGCACCTGGCGCAGCTTCTCCGCGATGCCATCCTGTATCTCGTCATCTTCAAAGCCAGCCATGAAGTCTTCTGCGATGATGAGAGCGCTTAATATTTGCTGCGCTGTCTGTACCCGTGGATCTGAACTCATCTGATTGATAGCGATATGGCCGCGCTCTACGATCTGAATCGTGATGTCGCGCTCGTGTTCAGTCTGTACGGTTTTATTTTTGATGTGATCAAGCTCCATCACTGCATCGAGTGACGCTTTGATGAGTACAGCAACCTGGTGAGCGCTGGTATTCATGCTGCCCCCATTCCACTGCGCACGATGTTGTCCAGGCACTTATGCAAACGATCTAAGGCCGTCCCCATCATGCGGATGCGCTCTTCGGCTTGCTCCACATAGAAGTTGGTCTTTGGCGTGGAGTTCTTTTTGGTGGGTGGTGCACTCATGCGCTTGGCTAGTGATTCGCGGATAGCCTCTAGGTTGGCCGTGTATTCATGGCTGCGGCCACCGCGACTGTAGGTGATCTTCTTTCCCGTTCTGGTGATTAGCCCTTGCTCATCCAGCGATGAGATGGCGCCACTCACTTGCTTCACGTCGATTTTCTTCAGGTCATCTGTGTTGGCCTGCTTGAGATCAAAGAAAGTGAATGTGCGACCAGCGTAGTGCTCGAGTAGGTGACGCTTGATGATGTCAATGTTGCGGCTCATGCTGCCTCCAATTGAAGAGCGGCCTGCACGGGTCGCCTGTTTGCTTGTGCCTTGCGGTGCGCTCTAACTTGGTTTCGCAGGCAGCGAAGCAGGAGAGGTGATTCGATAGCGTGCTGATAGCTGATACCTCTGCGCCAAAGCTCTGCTTCGTGGTATGCGGCCTTCAACTCATCTGTGCTGATGTCATCCATCTTCACCTCCGTATTTGTTTGGTACGGGAAGAATTAAAGCACACTTTAATTTAAACAGTCAAGCTTACTTTAGTTATGACGGATATTTATGGCTGGATTGTTTGGATAGATACAAAAAAACCCGCCTAAGCGGGTTTCTTGTTGGAGTGGTATTTGATTATTTTATGGCGTACTTTACATCCATCATGTTGTTAAACGTCTTTGTGCAGTGCTTGTTCCATACGTTGGCATCTTGTGATGCTTTATTGTCAGCGAATACCGTAAATTCTTTGGCCATACCTCCGAATCCATTACGTGCGCGATATTCAAAACAAATGACGCTGGCATCATCATTGGCTAAGATGGTTTCCCATACTACAGATTCCGGCTCTCGTAATGCCTTCTTAAGTGCATTAGCCATAACTGCTGTCTTTTGGAATCTAGCTTCTGCAATAGGATCTACTGCGGGTTTGGCGGATGGTGTTGAACTTGGCATCGATAGGCTGCACTGCACAACAATAACTGTAGTGATAATAACCATTGCCCACCCAAGCTTGCCTATTGGTTTATTCACTTTCGCTCCGCACTGCGGACATTTGCCTGCGCTATCGCTTACCTCTTTCCCGCATTCTTTGCATTTAATGAGTGCCATTCATATCCCCTATAAATAATGGAAGTTGCATTGGTTGGCTGCCTCTATATCCAATGCGCACCCCATTCGAGGCAACCAACCTTAAGTGGTGCGCCTGACAATCTTTGGCGGATCAAGCGCCTTATGGCTGTCTCGATCACTCTTCTCCTGGATTGCTTTGCGCGCCTTATTTGATGCGGCTGTTATTGTTGCAAGCCATACATTCTGGTCATCAATATCCATCATTGATAGATGCTGAACAACCTCTTGATGTAATGCTTGTGGGGGTAGCTTTTCTCTTGCAGTTAGATCGGGTTGAATAGATTGGGCATATTCATTATTTACAGCCGATCCAGTACCGTCATTGATATACCAAGGGTTGAATCCAGCAAGCGCTGCCAGCCCGCATAAGCTGTCTCCCTTTAATCCTTTCAGTGGAATTATCGGGTTTCCCCAGGCGTGAACCGCTTGCACAGATATTCTGCATCTTTTTGCGATAGATTGAACATCGTGCCCGCGATTCTTCGCAGACCTGATTGCCTCGTTCACCCTATCTTTCAATGTACTCATAGCTATTTTGCATAGTAATTCCTCCGCTTTAAAGTACGCTTGACTGCATCAATTAAAGTGTGCTTTAATGCGCGCATGAACAATTCAAGCGTAATTGACAAGCTAGGCGGAACAAACGAGGTGGCCCGTATCTGCGGGGTAACACCTCAAGCTGTTTCGCAGTGGCGTACCGATGGCATTCCTGCTGCTAGAAAGATGTATCTACAGCTATTGAAGCCAGAAGCATTTGCCGTCGATCAACAACAAACACAGGAGGCCGCGTAATATGAAAATAATTGCATTTCTTTCTGATGAATGCCAGCCATTAGCTACTGCGCCCGGCAAACAATTACGACAAGTTCCTGTGGACGTGATGTGTGTTGGACAAGACTTTCCACAAACACAGGAATGGGTTCGTCTGTTACCGGATCTACAAGGTATGGGTGAGTAATGATCTCTCCTTCCACTAGCGTACGCCAGCTGCGCTCGAATACATATCCTGAGATGCCGGGTAGCTGTTTGATGCGGCCTTGGTCGTTGGCATGTACGGCCCAGCGCAGGGTGGTGAAGTTGTTCATGGACATTCCTTTTGTGATCGAGATATGTGTGAGAGCTACACTTTATCACGGCTGCGAATGCCCACCTTTTTCGGGTCGCGCTTGATGCGTTGCCCAACATCTTCTCGCTGCTCCTCCCAGTGCGAAGTCTGGCCTCTCGGCCAGTTGATGACACCCATCCTAGCGGTTGGGTGTCATTTTTTTGGAGTTCGAGATTTATTTTATTGGTGAACATGCGTGGATGATGCCGTCGCAATGAAGCGGCGCGCCACGTTTTATATTGGAGGTGTCAACATGTCTCAAACAGTATTAGATGCAGCACACGCGACAGCACATGATTACCCAGGCGGCACGCGCGCACTAGCGGTACGCATGGCGCTTAACCCTGCCGTGTTAAGTAATCAGCTTAATCCAAACAATAACGATCATCCATTACAGGTGCGCAATCTGATGTTGATGATGTCACTCACAGGTGATATGAGAGCGCTGCATGCCGCCTGCCTAGACATGGGGTACATGGCTCTACCCATCCCCACCGTGGCAGATGAAACAACTACCGAGGCGCTTGTGCATACGTGCAAGGAGTTCGCAGACTTTATACAGGTGGTCTCCGCATCTTTATCCGATGGCAAGATCACCAAGCTCGAGCTTCGCAAGATTCGCAAAGAGTTGGGCGAATTAATGGGGCAGGCAGGAAAGCTAGAAGCAATACTTGCAGGCATGGAAGCCAGCGGACATTCAGCATGAGAGTGACCAATAGCATGCCGCCATCTACGGCAATCAATCCCCATCCCCCTTTATATAAAGACGCGCTCGCACGTACAAAACTGTTGCATAACAGTTGCACAGCGCAGCACAAGTGCCACACCCCCCCCGGCATTCAAGGTACTCACCTCATCTTTTCCCCTGCGGGTAATTCGAACCACGATTTATCGTTAGAGTTTGATATTTCAAACTTGGTCAACTAGAAGGGCTTCCGATGATAAACATAAGTATCAGCGGGTTTGAGGAAATAAAAAGAGACCTGTTAAAAAACCAGAAGGCTGTCGAAATTGCTGCACAGCGTGCACTACTGAAAACTGCATCAGCTATTCGTGAAGCGGAAGCGGTTGAAATGCAGCGCGTGTTTGATCGCCCCACACGTTGGACGCTTGGATCGATGAAAGTAAAGGCTACAAATAATCTAGCTGTTCGTGTTGGCGTACTTGATCCAGATGGCTACTACAAGCGTGCAGCAAACTACCTGAAGACTCAAATTGAGGGAGGTGCTCGGCGCGCTAAAGCTTCAGAAAAAGCTTTGCAGCAATATGGATTGATGCCTCAAGGTTGGTTCATCGTGCCGGGAGAGTGCGCCAAGATTGATGCTTATGGGAATGTTTCATCCGGTCAAATTAGGCAAATACTTTCTTGGTTTGGAGCGGCAGAACGATGGTCTGGATCAACTCAAAACATGACCGATGAAGGACGCTCAAAAAAACGCAAGGGCTCCAAGCGTAATATTGGATTCGAGTATTTTGTAGTATCACCTGGAGACCGCAGGTCATACCGATCTTCCAATGGTAAGTCAGGAACACATGCAATGCAGCCAGGCATTTACCAGCGTTTATTTATGGCGCACGGCAGTGCTATCAAGCCAGTTTTGATTTACGTAAAACAAGCCCGCTACGCGAAGCGTTTTGATTTCGAGGCAATAGCGCACAAGGTGGCAGATGCAATGCTGAATGCAGAATTTGAGGCTGCAATGAAGATAGAGATAGCGCGATGACCTGGGCAAACCATGACGAAGTTATCTCACAGATGCGCGGGCTGGGGCTCGATATTCAGCATTTGGATATAGGCAAGATGCGTCGCTGTAAGGTAGAGGGTGATAAAGAGCAGCGTGGGTGGTACATGCTGCACGAGCTGCGCCTTGATGATGGCGACACGGTGCTGGTCGGTAGCTATGGCATTTGGCGCGGGAACGAAAACAACGCGCAGAAAATTGAGCTAACTGGCCGTAAGATGACGGATGACCAGCGTGCTGCGCTGAAGAAAAGCTGGGCGGCTGACAAGGCGCGGGTTGATCTTGAGCGTAAAGCAACAGCGGCAAAGGCTGCACGTAGAGCTTCTGAGATGTGGAACAAGCTGGCTCCCATAGGATCATGCCAGTATCTCGAAACGAAGGGCGTGCAAGGACATGGCCTGCGCTATCACGAAGGCGTAGCCTATATCCCAATGCAAGATGTGCAAGGCAGCATCCATGGACTGCAAGTACTTTTGCCAAAAGGCCACAAGCGCATCGAGCAGACTGGACGCAATAAGGACTTCTGGCCTGTTGGACTGATCAAGAAAGGTCACTACTTTCAGCTTGGCTCTATCCGTGACATCGTGCTTATTGCGGAGGGGTATGCCACGGCGGCTAGCCTATTTGAGGCAACCCAACTACCAGTCATCGTGGCATTTGATGCAGGCAATTTAATGCCTGTCGCCGAGGCAATTAAAAAACGTCATCGTGCAGTAAAGATGCTCATCTGCGCAGACGATGATTTCAAGAGTGAAGGTAATCCCGGCATGAGTTCCGCCAGTGCGGCGGCATTGTCTGTGAATGGCTCAGTCATCGCACCGATATTTACGATCAGCCGCGAAGTTGGGAAGAAAGGGCTAACCGATTTCAACGACCTACACCTAGGCGAAGGCCTGCACACGGTACGCAATCAGGTCGAAGCACGCATCGAAGAGTTGAAATGGCGTGTTGCGAGTGAGCCGCGTGTGGGTTTGCCACAACAGGGGGGTGGGGATGGTCAGCGCGGCGTACTGAAGTCAATGCTAACGCTGGACGAGTCGCTGCAAAGATTCGCCCTGGTCTATGGTGGTGGCGGCACGATGTTTGATTTTGACGAGCATATTCTTGTTCCAAAGTCGGACGTGCTAGACATACTTCCAGAGCATGGATGGCGTGATCTTCGCGCGATCAAGCGAGTGGTTCGTATGGATGAGGTTGGTTTTGATCCGGCTGAATCTGACAAACGCATCATTTGTAACCTATGGGGAGGATGGCCAACCACGCCAAAGCAAGGGCAGTGCGAGCGCCTGCTTGAGCTGCTTGAGTATTTGTGCAGCGAAGAGGAAAACAGCCGAACTGCATTCGAATGGTGCCTGAAGTGGCTCGCCTATCCCATCCAACATCCTGGCGCGAAGATGCGCACTGCATTGGTATTCCATGGACCGCAAGGAACAGGCAAGAATCTATTCTTCGAAGCCATCATGGCGATCTACGGTGAGTATGGCCGCATCGTAGATCAGTCTGCTGTCGAAGATAAATTCAACGATTGGGCAAGCAAGAAACTCTTCATGATTGCCGACGAGGTTGTGGCACGGCAAGAACTCTTCCACGTAAAGAACAAACTTAAGGGATTTGTCACCGGAGAATGGATTCGCATCAACCCGAAGAACGTGTCGGCACACGATGAGCGCAACCATGTAAACCTAGTCTTTCTATCAAACGAATCTCAGCCGCTGGTGATTGAAAAAGACGACCGCCGTTATGCCGTCATCCACACGCCAGAAAAACTATCCATGGAATTCTACCAATCCGTGCGTGATGAGATTAACGCGGGCGGCATAGCAGCGCTGCATGATTACTTGCTGCGCATCGATCTGGGCGACTTTGATGAACATACCAAGCCGCCTATAACTAAAGCCAAGCAAGACCTCATTGAGATCGGCATGGACTCTGTTCAGCAATTCATCGGTGAGTGGATCAGTGGCCGGCTTGACATGCCGGTGTGCCCCGTTGGTAGTAAAGACCTATACGAAACCTACTGTTGGTTCTGTCGGGTCAATGGTGAGCGGTCTGCGCGCTCTTCAAAGCAATTCATCGGGACCATTAAACACCTACCACGCTGGAATTACGGTGAAGAGAATCGATTTGCAGGTACTAAAAAGGTGGTTCGCGGCACCATCATCCCTCCGGATGAGGTGTTGGCGAAGTATGAAACAGGAAAACAAGATACCGAACAGAGAGCAGCCTGGCTAACTCGTACCTGCCAAACCTTCACAGAAGCGATGGAACAACTCCAATGACCGCAATATTCACCAAAAAAGCAGGACGTAAGGACATAAAGCAGGGGCAAAAGCAGGACATGAAACCCCGTGCCTATTGGAAGGCAGTACATACAGGACATCACGCGCACGTGTACAGGGAAGAAAATTCACAAACAGCACACACACAAACACACTCTCGCGTGCGTATAGGAATGTTTTCACGTCCTGTTCGTCCTGCTTACCATATAAACATTGGGTTTCATGTCCTGCTTTTGCCCCTGCTTTATGTCCTTACGTCCTGCTTTCTGGCTTAAAGAAGAAAAATAATGATCTCAACCCTCTCCCAAGCTGCTTTCTCACGCCACATCGGAAAAGATAAAGGCTATGTCACCCGTCTCAAGCAGGCGGGAAGGCTAGTGATGTTGGATAACGGAATGGTTAATGTCGTGTTGTCGCTGCAACGAATCAAAGAAACAGCCGACCCAACGCGTCAGGAGGCTGTCCAGAAGCGCACAATGGGTATGGGCGATACCCAAGCTACACCAACAGTATCCGAGAGCTTTAACGA